TAGCCAGATATGGCCGCGTTCTAATGCCGTCTTGCCATACTCTAACCTTTTCCCAGAAGCGCATATAGCCTCTCTTTGCTCCTCAGATAAGAAGGTGGTGGCACGGTGCTGAGGAGCAGTCACCGTCCCACCTTCACAGGCATGGAGTAGACCCAACCTTATGGCGCTGGGCACACCTGTAACTCAGTACAAGGTGACGTGAGCCACCCAGAAAGCATATAGACCCACGACAATCCACGCTGTGCAGATTGCCATTAAGACCACACAGACAACCCAGGGAATGAACGAGAATGAGTAATCCTTGTGGGGCTTCGTTTTGTTATGGTTCACGGGTGCGTCCTCTCGTCAAGTTCGCTATGTACCGATCCATCATTGATCGTTCGGCTTGCTGTGCAATATCCGATACGGATGGCATTGGTACATGCATCGCGGCAATCCGTGCAGCCACGTCGGTAGCAAACATTTGCGGACCTTCCACAGTCAGGGCAGGTGGCTGCATCAGAGCGTCTGCTGCCTGCTGTATCAAGCGAGGGTAATTCCAATCGGGACTGGGCCATCGGGAGCCGCTGCCACCACTGGCGCTACTATGATCACCACCGCTGCCACCGTGACACCAATGAATGAAATCAGCGCCGACCTTACCATTACGCATGAAACGGTCTGCCAATTCACCCACGATGTAATTCCATAACTCTTTTTGGGCGCCAAAATCACACTTGCCCTGGGCACGGGCCATAACATCGGCAACATCATACATTGGGTCATAGGCCTTGGTTTCCACCATTCCACCGGGCATAGCGCTACCAGATAGGGGCGCGCTGCCAGTATTAATAATCCAGCGCGGTAGTCGCCCGTGATTTACACTTACCTCGGATCGCATAACTTCATCACGATTTATTTGGCTCAACTCGTGCCAACATGAACTGCAAGCAAAAGAGGTTCCGCCAATTTGTGGCCTAAAACACGCTACGCACAGTTTATGGCCTTCCTGATCGTAAGGTACACCGCGGGTAAAGTCTGGCATGGTTTTAATCCTTCTTGGCTAGCTTGCGGAACGGCTCCATAGCCGGCATCTTGGCTCGTATCAAGGCGCTGCACACCTTAGGCAGCACGCCACCGTTCTCTAGGAACGGGAACTCGTCGCACTCGCAAGGCACGCCCGACCACGGACAAGCGTTGATATGCGTATAAAGGGGAATGTCAGTCATTGCGACAAGTTCCTCCACAATCCTCACGACATTCATTGCACGGATAGGTATTGGCGCTCCCTGATGGATTTGAACCACCGTTTCCTGCCTGAGGGGGCCGGCGTCCTGGGCCGCTAGACGAAGGGAGCATGGGTGTAGGTATCCCTAAAATAGAGCGCATGAAGTCTGAGCTTGGCATCTTGTCAACCATATCAAACTCCTGCGAATTGGCGCTGCCGGCTGGATTTGAACCAACGTTTCCTGCCTGAGGGGGCTGGCGTCCTAGGCCGCTAGACGAAGGCAGCTTGGTCACCGGGGGATTGTCCCCCGGTGTAGTATGTTATCGCCTAGACGCGGTTCTGCGTCAGGTAGTCCACGCCGTTGGTATTCACGATACCGTGGCGGCGCGTAGCCTTGAGCGCCTTGATGCTCTTACGCATCACATTGCGCTCCTTGGCGGTCAGGTCCGTGCCCTCTTCGCTCTTGCGAATGGCGCGGCGCAGACAATCCACCACGTCCTGCACCGGATTGGAACCGGCGCGATAGTTGGTGACAGCCGTTGTCCGATTGCCCGTCGGCGCAGCAGCCGCAGGGGTATCGGCCTTCAACGCAGCAAGCAACGCTTCCGCTGCCGCGATAACCTTGGCACTAGCCATTTGTAGCCTCCTTTGCTTGTACAAGCATGGAACGTGTGAACCGGGGTGGTTCACAATGCGCTCCGTACTGCCCCCCGCTACAGGGGCAGGGTCGGAAAGCATTAAGATATATTAGCCACACCAACTGCTTCGATTATTTCGTCGCTTAGTCCAGAGTAGTCGTAGCCCATTTGCTCCAGTATGTCTGCAACAACGTCTGGGTTACAACGCACCAACTCAACCATCTTCTTAAACACATCGCTTGTCATCGGTTCTTCGTCATCGTCGTCAACAACGACAGGGGGAGCATCTAGCTTAATACCAGGACGACCGGCAATCTTGCCGCGTAATACATCAGCAAGTTTCTTTCGTTCCTCGGCATCGTCATGGCTGGCAGCAGCCACAGACCCGTGGTTGATGATAGCAGCATCATCAGCACCCGGCGTTGCACCTGTACCCACTTGCTTGCCAGTGGCGGTGCCACTGATCAAGACCATAGACCGGCCTGTACCATTATGCTTTGGCGGAGTATAGCCGGCTTCTCCGCCATAGTTAAAACCCCATTCATCGTCGGCATCGGTAGGATCGAGAACGGCGTAATACTTTTGTCCACCCCGATAGAAATACTCTCTACCGGTGCCATCCGTTTCCTTATACAGCAGCACACGATCTTTGTCATAGTTGTAATTCGTGCCGCCGCTATAGACGTAGCTCTTGTATGCCTTCTCACCGGGCTTGCGAATGTCGTCCAGCTTGGACGCATCCAATGTCATAAGCGCATCACGCAACTTGAAGATGAAATCAATGTCCAGTCGTTCCAGGCGAGTATGGGCGCCGGTGTAACCAACCGACAGATTGGTACATTCACCAATCAGATCGACGTAGCTCGCCGTATCCGTGTACGAGCCAGTGTCGTCCGATTTGTAACCCATATTCAGCTGCGCGGCCAATGACTTAGAGAACGCTTCGGAACAGCACCGGGCACTCTGTTGGTGGGTGATGATGCTGTCCTTGCCCTTGCGATCCAGCGCAATGGCAAACTTGATGCCAGTTAAGTCCTTGGCATAGTTCTTGGCAATATGGGATGAACCCTTCCTGCCAATCTCCTCGGCACGATGGAACAGATACAGACCAGGACGCTCGGCCAGTATCATCTGCTGCATGAGCCACACGCCGGCACCGTCGTCAGCACCTAAGCAGTTTGCGTCGTCCTTTTCCGCCACGCCAATCTCATTCTTGTCGAACCCGATCCTGAGCATACCCTTGTTGCTATGAACCGTGTCGGTGTGGCAGGACCACATGAGTGGGCTTTCACCAATTTGCTTCCAGTAGTTGCCAAACCCATCCACCTTCATACCAAGGGGGAAGATAAAGCGATTGATAAACCGCTTCTCGGTTCGGCAACCATGCGGGCGCTTGTAGGTGTGCATACCCAGCAGCGTTTCATATGCCGCTCGGCTCTCAAGGCTGCGTTCGAGCGTTACTCGCCGCAAGTCGTCCGCGGTTTTCTGCTCCTGCTGGTTCATTTGAAATTGTTCGGTCACGGGTGCTCCTCAGGGGTTGAGAGTGAAGCTATTAGCATATCAATCGCTTCGTCTGCCGCTGCATCTGTTACAGTAGCGGGCGCTTTCCTAGTTCGTTTAGCTGGCTTGGCCGGCTCCGCAGCCCTGGCACACTCCAAGCAGATCGTCTGGCCCACAGCTTTATTATAAGCCGAATGGGTCTTATGGCACGTGGTACACTCGAAACCAGCGTGCCTAACAGCCTGTTTGCTCCAGAACGCTCCATCAGCCATGACCACCTTCTGGCTTGGAATATATCGATCGCCGGTATATTGGCAGACGAAAGTATTTGCAAGCGCCCAATTTTGGGAATAATACGTCAATTTTCCCTTATCGTCTATGCGAACTGGCACTCGCGCTTGGTGCGGGTATCGCTTGCCATTACCTGGACAGGTAAATCCGTTTTGTCGGAACGCACGGTCAGACCATATAGCGCCATCGGCCAGCACAACCCTGGGCATGCGTTCATTGTCATAATAGCGACGGTCCAGAGCACACATGAACGCACGTTCTTCAATACAATCATCGCACCAATGCTGGTAGTCACCTGATGCACCACCGCTATAAACCCGCATAGTTGGGTGTTCTTCCTCGCAACGGGAACATGTACCAGACCCGTCGTCTTGTGAACCGTCAGGCATATAACGACCGCCAGACAATCCGCTGGTGGCATTGGCAGGATATGTGCCGACCTCTTGTCGCACGATCATTAGGTGAGTTTTCATATCCTTGATCGCTAGCGCGCCCTGACCACTACGGTCGCCTTGATCAATATAGGGCACGATGAACTGCTTTTTGAATGGCTTACGAAGCAGCTTGGCGCCAGCAGGTGCCTTGAATGTATAGCCTTGCTGCATCAACATGGTCTTGAGGCGTACCTCGTCACCGTAACACCGTGAATGGGTTTTATGTGCAGGCCACACCACGGAACGGGCTATAACTTTGGACTTAGGGTTATCGTCATCGGTAAGCAGATACGCAATCTGCAAATCACCAGCGGCATAGGTGCGGCAGGCGTGATAGTCGTCAGGCCACAAGCCTTTGTTCGGATACCCCCAGCCATTGTCGCGTCGGTAAGCCGCAGACGACATACAGCTAGCCGGACCACGCTCATAGACCGACTGTATTTCGTCCTCGGTGGCGGCGAAGAACACCTTTTTGGGTTCATAGCTGCTGGCATATTCCTTCGCCAGCTTAGAGCCGCGCACTCCATATGTGCTTAAGATTTCGGAGAAGTATTTCTCCAGATACCGGCCAGGCTTGATCCAGGTACGAATGTTGTCCATACCCTTTTCTACGCTTTCGGTATAGGCAATCATGCCCGGCTCTTTCTTTGAGATATGCGGGTAGTGCTTTTCATGGATAGCGCGAGCGGATATACACCTCCACCAGTCGTGCGAGGTCCAGGGAAGCGGCTGATACCTGCCGCTGATAAATTTGTTGCTCTCACGCTCTTGCCAATGCGTGTCTGTGACCCGCTTGACCCGATACTTACGGCCACTGGCAGCCAATTCCTTGGCCGCTGCTGATGCTTCGGCACCAGTGTCAAAGGCTACAGGAGCTTCATCATGGCTATTCACCACAAACGCACCCGTTTCAACGTCAATTATATGATAAGCCATTTCATGCTCCTCGTTGATCTGGTAGAGTGGTTATGACAATATCGCCCCAGTCCACTTTGCCATATCTGCCTACAGCCGGTGGGACCGTGCGAACATAGATGCTTTCTTCTGGATCGACGTCATGGCCATCTATTGCAACTTTGTCCTTCCAGAACCCATATGCAGCCTCTGGGCTGGTGGCGCGTAAAAACATGGTGTGGTCGTTGCCATCGTCACCGTTGTGATAGATGTAGTACAGCTTGAGCAACTCGGGTGGCGCTGCACCTTTGGTCATGTTTCTTACATGATCAATGGCGATCTTGTATTCATCCACAATCCGTTGAGGCTGCATTATGCCAACATCAGGCAACGCGGCGACCATAGCCAATATTTGCTCATACCGTTTCACCTTGTCAGCGTCAGTCATTTATGAACTCCAGCAATTTGGCCTTTAACAACTCAAGCCGATTATTATACGCGGTACCCTCTGGGAACGAACCATCGCCGCTCCAATCCACGCACAACTCCCCTTGGGCTGTGTCAATGGCTTCTCGAAGGTCTGCGATTTCTTGCATCGTGAAGGTCATGGCTTCCTCCGGCCTAGTACCGCTTCCAAATCATCCAGTATGCGGCCGACCTTAGCGCGTGTCTCAGGCGATGCCAAGATCATAGCATCAGCGAAAGCCACTCGCGCTTTCGGTGCCTGTGGGACATAGGCTGCATTGCGTATCTGCAACCGTTTTTCCTTCTCACCGAATATGAACCGGAACTCGTCCAGCTCGGCATCGCTAAGGGCGCTGAATTTCTCCAGGTCATGCTCAAGCTGTACCTCTTTGAGCATCTGCTCGGCATGTGCCGTTGTCGGTGGAAGCCGGACTGGCTTGCGCCTGTCCTTGAGCATGATGATTTCTGCTGTCATAGTGGCACCATTGTCCATAGTGAAAACCACACGTCTGCCGTAAATCCAAGGGCAAAATACCATGCCGCTGTCATGGCAGTTCGTCCTCGTAAACGTCCACCAGCGCGATGGAAACAACATCAGAAGTCAACCAACCACGGCTTGAATTGCTGTCAATAGCTTGTATGCTGCTCGTATAGAGCATTGGCACCCTTTGAAGTGCTGGGTTTATTGCGTAAGTGACACGCCACCGTTTCACCTTCGCGCGGGCATTGATTAAATCAAATGACCTATTTACAGTGGCCGTTCCATAAGCACCAGCGCATTCCCCCGTTATAGGATATGACCGAAGCAGCTCACGCACGCCATCGGTTATCAGCACAGCCAGTGGGCCTGATCTGGCCCGGCTATCTGTGCATATAACGCGAACCGCGGCGCCAGAGCGAGTGGTGATTGGCCTGGTAAGGTCTAGCATACGTCCCTCCAATTCCCATGTTCATCAAACTTAGTGCAGCCACGCTCCCACGACGGCACACTCGGTGGACCATTCCACTCAATGTGGTCGCCTGTGGGCTGCGAAATGGTGGCACCAGCCCCATTACTCTGTCGAAGCTGGTGCCTGTGGTCAGTTGCAACGTGGCGGCCCGTTAGTCCGCCTGCATGGCCAAATGGCCCTGTCGCAACCAAAACCACAAATGCTATTGTTAACCGTTTCATGGCTTCAACCTCGGGCCAAGGAACAGGCCAACTGCGATGGACAGAAAGATTGCTATGCCCACCAGTTCAAACACGAAGAATGCGTTTCTCATGACAACTCCCATGAACTTTCTTCGTCACCGTTGCACTCAGTATCGCCTAAACGTATGCCACGGTTTCGGACCAATCTTTCTAACGATACCCGGTGTGTCGTATCCAGCAGTTTCTCGATGCGCTTTTCAGCAGCATCAACGCTTTTGGCCTCAACAATCAGCTGTGCCGTTTCTACTCCTGAACGGCTAATGCAGACTGACACCTTCATGACGCCACCGCACGCATGTGGCGCGTGTCCCAGTCTGGAAGGGTCATGCGGCTGTTACCGCGCTTGACCTCGACAGTGGCCCTGGCGCCATTCTTTGACAGCCACTTGACCACGCCCATTATTGTCTTGTTGGAGAGCGTGAGTACCACCGTGTCACCTTCTTGGATAGCAATCATGACTTGGCCCTTTTTAGACGGTTTCGAGTCTGTGCATTATGGTCTAGGTGCTTACGACCAAAATGCATTCTATGAAGCCCATGTCGGCTTTTCGCAAAGCAGGGCCGTTCGGCTCGTTTAATTAGGGCGAGCGCGGCAGGTTTACGACGCCTGCGACTACGGCCAAGCGCAGGGCACTCCAGTATGCGACGCTCTAACCTGCTGATGTAAGCAATGATCTTCTTGTCATTGTCCGAGAGCCTCTTGATGCTCTTGGTGTTCAGGCTAGTTGCTTCACTCAGCATGCCGATCATGTCTTGTATCGTCGTCATTTTGTGCTCCTCAGCACTGGGTTCAGCTTCTCGAATAACGCTCCCCAACTGATCAGTCCGGATATGATGCCTCGGGGACTGCAACGCCAAGCTCATTGGTATAACAGTGGCGTAGCTACCTGTATTCCAGCTTATCGAACTAACGGTCCAGACGCAACTAACCGGTTAAACCGTTAGGGCTATAAGCCTACGAGTACGTTACCTCGATTGGCTGGCGAGGAACGTAGTTGTCCTCGGCGTCCAGCGTGTCACCGTTATACCGTCCATTGTATGGACGATCAGTGAGCAGCCCAGCTGAGGACAGCTCATTGCGGGAATATGTGGCGATAAGGCCACCTGTGGTGAATTTGACTGGTCTGCGGTGGCTGCGCCAACCGCTGTTATGTTGTGTCATAGTGGCCTCGCCGGCTTGAGGAAGCTGGGGGCAACCGTTGGGGCATAACGGGTGAGCAGCCACTTGCTGCCTGTGACAGCCAGCAAAGTCTTATAGCTGCTCTCGCTCTCAAGGCCATTCTTGATGAAGTCCCGAATGGCCTTGATGTACTGGTTGGTCAGGTCACGCGGATCAATGCCCAGAAGCTCCAGCATCGACGGATCGTGCGGGGCAACGGCATCAGAGGCCAGATTGACCACTGGAAGGTGCTCCAGCGTGCGCTGGCGCTTGGTGCTCTCTGCCTGTCCCACTATGGGACGTGGCTGACTATAACGTGGAAGCTGTGAACCGATCATTGTGTGCTCCTCAGCACTGGGGTTTAACGATCTAGCGCACCGTAATGCGCTAGGGCTTCAAACTCAATGGCTTTCGTAGTCATTGGAGCGTGGGAAATTATAAGGATATTCCCGATAGTGCTCCAAGATGACGCAATGAGCGTGGAAAGCAGCGCAACCCACTGTTCCTGCGTGGGAATTGCTGATTTCAGCTAACCACTGACCGAAGCTCAGTAGAAGGGACTTCAAAAGGGATTTCATGGTCGTCTCCTGTGGCCATACGCGGCGCGCCGCCGTTTTTCGGCCTCGCCCCTGCCGCGTCGGGCGCGCTCCTGCCTGGGAATGGCTCGATATCCTGGTTTATCCTACCTTATGAAACAGATTAGGGGTCAAAATGGTGGGGAAAATGGTGGATTTTGGACGGGGTTTGAGGGTGGAATGGTGTAATACTTACATATTAAGAGCACAACCAAATATGTCCTTTTAAGATATATACCGTCACACCGTGCAACCTTCAGTAGGTAATAAAGCTTAATATGTAAGTATTTGCCTTTTCAAACGATGGGGCTACTAAAACCCACCATTTTCCCCACCATTTTCCCCACCATTTTCCCCACCATTATTGTAATCATGTAATGACTGGTATTATTGAATATATAATATTTGATCATGTTTTGTTCTCCTTCCAACTTGATGCCTCCTAGAGCAACATGGTGGGGAAAATGGTGGGGAAAATGGTGGGGAAAATGGTGGGTTCAAACGGCTGTGTCTTTTCCGATTTTCGTGATATTAACATACTAAGGACTTTTCCTTAATGGTATCAAGGTGTTAAATTATTAGAGGCCAATTAATATTATCGTATAAATATACAATATTAACGGTACAACCTGATTACCAATATACCAATGAAATCAATGAGTTAATCTTCCGGTGGGGAGTTCAATGATATCAAGGGGTTACACGGAGGTATAATCGCTCGACGGTATCAGGGTAACACCTTCACACCTTACCATCGCGCGATGGCTGGGGCGTTGCCCGATGCGGCATGGGTGCGACGGCCGGCGCTTTCCGGCCACATAGGAGAATAAAATGGCGAAACCCCTTCAAATTGATATCAAGGGCGATGTAATGACCGTCACCATCGACGTTTCAAAGGCGGCATACGATGAAGCGCTTGCCTCTACATCGGGCAAGACTAAACTGGTCAGTTCCACGCATGGGTTCACTGGTGTTCAGACCCCCGGCGGCATCTGCCAATTGGCGCTGAACCTCACCCACAAGTAACACTAGGCGTTGCCCGAGGCCGCTAGGGAAACCGTTTTTCCTAGCGGCCTTTTCATTGGCTTATTGTTGCGAATGCGACGCAATAGCACCTCCCCCCACGCTGGACAGGCCGCCCGCCCTAATCTACAAATAGACCCCTTTGGAAATACCTCGGGGTCAAAAACCGAACCTTTAACTACTCGTTAACACTTGGCGAGGTATGAAGGTGACACGGAAGCGCGCTACCCAGGCCCGCCCAAGTGAAGGTGAAACGGTGTCACCACTAGAGATTACCCCGCCGCCTACAGTGGAATTCCCCAAGGGGATCAAGCTGATACGCGCCGAAGTTACACAGGCACCGACAAAGGATTATCAGATTTTGTGCTGTGTGTGGGAAGTCCACGGACGGCCTAAGTATAGTCATGTCCGCGCCCCGGCGATGATTGTGCTCAACGATCCTCACTATTGGGAAGACGTTCTGCACCAATTAGCGGCGGCTATACAGAACCCACCGGTGTGGCCGCACCAGACCGAAGTACTCAAGGACTATGTCAGCGCCCCTAAAGTATGACGGCTTCAAAAGAAAGTCCTGCCTATGCCTCAAGCATTTGACGATAATGGCAAGCGAACCCCGTACGGCTACGCGGCCATAGCGGTCATGGCCTGCATCTGGTTCGGCGTGTCAGTCTGGTTGCCGGGCCTCGGCATCCTGGTTGCCGGCATCCACGCAGTGTGCATCGTCGGTGACCTCTTGATGAACGGCAATCCAAACTCGGACCTGCTCGGGCCTAACCTGGGTGGAGCGTTGCTCGCTGGCGCCGGCGCCTGGTATGGGCTCGCGCTCCATGCCGCTTGACACATAAGCGGCTGCGATGTTAAGGAAAAGCTATGGAACTCATTCTGAAACTGCGAACCGCAGCCATTAGGGCCACGTCGCCGGAAGGTCGGGACACCTTCCACCTGTTCGCGTCCAACTTGGAGCGCGCGGTCACGGACTTTGCCATGGCCCCCACCGAAAACAACCTGATCGCCTTGAATGGCGCCTGGTCCATAGCCGAGCGCGTCGCCAAGACCATTCCGCCTGAGGGCGGCCCGGCCCCGCTCAGTGGGAGCCCTGATGCTCCTACTTGGGACACGGGTCGGGTTGAGCTAGAACGAAAGGCAGCCTGATGGCCAACGCCCGCATAGTTGCCGGGACTGGGTTCACTGGGGCAGCCGTGGCCGGCCTCAAAACGATTAACGTGGTGTCGTCGCATCCGACTGGCACGACGGGCATCGGTGCGGCAGGACAGCAGCTCAAGGGGCTCTCGCAGGTGGGGCCGACCGGCCACAAGCCAAACATCGAGCCGATGTACTTGCTGGCGCCGACCGGCACCAAAGGGATACCAACCATCGTTATCGCAGGGTTCACGGGGGCGGCATGAGGTCCACGGTACCGCATGACGTGAGCTGGTCTGTCATGATCTCGTTCAGCATTGGACTGTTTGTTCTTGGCTTGATACTGGGGGTTTTATGGCTGTGATGCACGCGTCAACATTCGAATATCTTAAACCGACGCAAGAGCAGATTGACCACATGTCACAACTGCGGCAGGCGGCCAAGGCTTATGCTGAATGTCTAGATACCTTTTTGATAGACGGACCTGATAAGTCGTTTATCATGCGAAACCACCGGACGAATGCCATGTGGGCAAACGTCGCCGTCACCCGTAAAGCAGATGGAACCCCCAGAGGATAATATGGCCAAACCCCAAGGCTTCCCTAATGAAATGCTAGTTCACCGCGAGGACGCCGGCGACGGCACCAAGTACTTCGTAGCCGACCCAGAGCTACGCGCACACGCGGACCTGGATGACGAAGTCGAGGTCGCCATCTATACTCTGCACCGGGTGGACAAGTTGTCCGCCAAACTGGTGATGAAGTAACCAATGAATAAGACATGCACCTTATTGTGTGGCCGGGCCCGGTGGGGCATAGGTGCATGTAAGTCGTTCGCGCGTTGCGCCGCAGGGGGTACAGCTCCACTGGGCCTACATTATGGCATATAAAAACCCCGAAGAAGGAAAGGCTTATCACGCGGCGTGGTATCAGCGTAACCGTGAAAAAAGATTGGCCCAGGGGTTAGCTTGGCGTCTTGCTAACAAGGAGAGAATAAAAGATACTGATAAAAAATGGCGAGCAGCTAACCCCCTAAAAGTGCGTGCCTGGTGGCGTCAAAAAGTCTACAATCTAACTCCGGAAGATTTTAATGAACTATTGGCAGCCCAGAATGGCTGCTGTGCTGCGTGTTTATCCCCCGATCCAGGCCACAAATATGGGTGGCAAATAGATCACAATCACAAGACAGGAAAAGTCCGAGCTATTTTGTGTCGGCCGTGCAACCTAGCTCTTGGCCATGCGGGCGAACTACCGTCCCGATTACGTGCGCTTGCCTCGTATATTGAAATTCACACCCCCGGTGCCCCATGACTGACCTGTTGCCATCCGAAGAAATTCCAAAAGTTCTCGTGCCATACTGCGTGCGGCTCGCGGACGAAGGCGTGCCATATCGGGCGATTGCCCGGGCTATGAGGCAGACGGCCGACGCCGTGCGGGATGCGGTTCGCACCGCGGTGCTCACCGGGTCCATCGCCTACTACCCAAAGGAAGACTGGCCGCCCGGCGCCCACCGCGACACGCGGACCCCGCTCTGGGTGAAGGACAATTACGTGCAGGAGCAGGAGCTGGTATTCTCCTGCGTGCGCCTGTTCAAGGTGACAAAGTTGCAAGGTGCCCTCCTGGCTGTGTTGATCAATCGAACCGAGGTCACCAAGGACACGATGCACCAGGTGATCGAGAGCCGGCGATCTTCGCTCAAGGAAGAGACCGACCCCAAGATGGTCGACGTGGTTATCTGCCACTTGCGTAAGCGCCTCAAGCCATTTAACCTGACCATCCACACTCTGTGGGCCCGCGGGTACTACATGGAGCCGGCCCAGCGCCAGCATATGTTGAACCTGTTGACGCTGTATATTTCCGGCGAGAAACACCCGGACGAGTTGAAAAAAATGCCAATGGATATAACCAATGCCCACACCGCTGTTAAATGAAATGATGATCATCGACGCTCTCCAGGCGCCGGTAAACATCACGACTATAGGGCAGCTGCAAGCCCAGGCCATCCTGGCCACCGTTGACAGCTATGATCGGCACCTGGAGCGGCAGCCGTTTGTCGATGGCATGTCTACGGCGTTCGCGCTGCACTCCGCGGCCGGCCGGCTCCAGACCCTGATCTCGATCCAGAACCTGATTAAAATTGGCGCCCAGGTGCCCGAGAAGCTGGAAAGTGCAATAAAAGAGTTGACAGACCTGGCGGCAAAACACCGGGACATGTTGAAAAAACACATGGAATTAGTGGTCCAGTGCCCTTGGGAAGACGATAAAATTCACTAATTATTCATGGTTCCTCTTTACCTTATGTAAATCAGACACGGGGCACTTATGCCATTTGTAGCAGCACGGGGTAGCGAAGTGGAAGAGGGCCAGGGGATTATTAGCTGGATAGGCCATACTCTATCCGGTGCTGCCCTCTTAGGTTCTATTGTCGGATGGTTTCCGGGGGTAGCGGCCGTGGTCGCGTTGCTCTGGTACGGCATTCAAATCTACGAAAGCAAGACATATCAGGGTTGGAAAAGAGGGCGCCTCCTCCGCAAGATTGCAAAAGCCAAAATAGAGTTTGACCGGTTGATCGCTTTGGAGCTGGTGGCACACCCGGTAAATGTGGGGCAAGTTCAACTGGCACAGGCCACAGCAGAAAGCGTGGTCGTCCGTGCGGCGAAAGTTGCACAGCAAGTTGTTGAGGCGGCTAAACCAGAGGATAAATAGTGCGTCACTTTCTTTTCGGAAACGAGACCGCGCTGGAGTTGATCGGCTGGCACATTGCCGTGTTTCTCTCGTTTGCCGCGGGCTACTCGTTATCGTACTTTATCGGACACCACTTTAAGAGGCCATTATGACTGTGTGTGCAACTGCTAAGCGGCGCCGGCGCCAGGCCCGGCTGTTGAACGGTCGCAAGGTGAACCGGTTGGACTTCAAGCGGAAACTAATGGCTCAGTCGCGCGTTAATAGGAAAGCGTAGCAACAAACTGGGGAGTATTCTTATGACCGTTACTGTAAAGCCTGTTCTCGATCTATCTCAACCAAAAGACCCCGCGGGGCCGCAAGTCATTACGACTGATCCGGGTTCGCAGGCACCAGTGTTTAGGCCGGCGCCCGAGCATCCGGAAACGCCTGTGGTTATGAACCCACAGCACCCGCCGCAGAATATTCGCGGTGACGCGCATGGCGCCGCCGGCAATGACCCGGGCACGCAAGCGCCCAGGGTAGATGACAGTGGCTTGGACAAGTCGGATCACGCAGGGCCGACAGTCGAGCCAAAGGTCCAAACCCAACGGAGGTAAAGCTATGGGCTTAATTCTGTTGATCCTGATCCTGATCCTCTTGTTCGGAGGTGGCGGGTTCTACGCTGGCGGACCTTACCGGTACGGCGGCGGCGGGATTGGCTTCATCCTGGTGATCGTCCTGATCGTGATGCTATTACGATGATCATCTGGCAAACAATGCGCGATGCCGCTGTCATGCGGCATCGCCTAGTCAACATTATCTTTGAAGGTTCAAACCCGGACAAGTGGCCTCTACACGAGTTCATAATCAAGTGCGTGTACGGGCGCTAACGCTATGTCCAAGCTGCGGCTGAAATTGTGGGGCCTGCTGGTCGAGTTCGACCCCGCAACCTTCTGGCGATTTCACCCATTAGCCCGCCTCCAACGACGAGAGAAGCGTATTGCAAGCAGTCGGCTACGTGGGAATATCCCTCTTTATCGTTCTTCTCGGGCACGACCCGGAGCGCCCCGGCCTTCGTCTTGGTGAAGCGATAGCCACCTGACATAGCGCGTATCAACATTGGGCAGCCTTGGCGGTTCACCATGAGGGTCGGACCGCCGTTTGTCTGTCTTCCCAATAAGGCTTCAACCGCGCGCAGCCTTGGTTCAATATCGTTCGTAACCGCGGGGAACGCTGGTAATCCCAGGCGCTTGAGGGCGTCGAAGCAGCTTTCCTCGGAAATGTTTCCTTTGGCCACCCCGGCCGGGTCTCCAACCATGGCGACCTTATAGCCGACGTACTTGTTCGATAGCAGTCGAGGGCGCAGGCTTTGGTTGACATGTTTTTCCAAACCTATGTTTGTGCCGGGAACTTCCTCATGAACGATCAGCCGGCCCATGTGATCGGCTTGACAAATCAATGACCACGGGTTGCGGCCAAAATCTTGTGCTACCACAATGGGGTAGCCCGGGATCAGCATCGTGTCGTTCACAACGTGGAAGTCTGAACGCCAGCTTTCCTTGAAGACGGCCATGCCGGACGGGTCATCGCCGTACTGCGCGTGGACATAGCGCTTAACCCAGTCGCTGTCCTCGCCGTACATTTCAACGAAGCGTTCGTAGTATTTGCGGCCCTGCGCCAAGCGATCTGGATGATCAATAGGCAGCAGGATAGTTCGTTCATTCTGCACGAGATAGTTTAAATTCTCGGCGTTGGGCGACAATCCCGAAGGCTGAATGTAGACCTGCCAATCCGCATTCGGGTTCTCCATGAATGTATGCCAAGGAGACATTTCCGTAGGCATGTTCGTATCCGCGATCAGACCATGCCACGTAGGCGTACCTTGAGCGCCCGATGGATATCGGCCTAGGCGGCCAGTAATTGGCGCGACAACGTCCAGGTTCATTTCGATGCATTCGGACAACCAGGCTCCTGTCAGTTGCATGGACAGCAAACGCGCTTGATCCGCGGCGTCTTCGAGAGGAATGAATATCCACTCGGAGCGTACGTCGCCAAAGTTCAGGTGGAAGGTATTCTCGGAAACTTTCCATTCGCCCAGGCCGCCCAGCCACGAGCGGCAGTCCTTGAGCACGGTGTCCTTCAACTGTTTGAGGGTTTGACGGACAATGGCGTGGCGGGTGTACCGCAGGCCATCGCCGGCCTGAGCCTGCTGCATGGACCGGCGCGCTAGCTCCATCACACAGGAAGTCGTCTTACCAGAGCCCACGGGCCCAGCAATTAGCCGTCCGAAGGCTTCGGACTTCTGGAAGGCCGCGCAGGTAGGCGGTGCTGTGTACTCAATGCCCATTTGGATGCCGCTGTCCATCTGTATAGCCTGCCCGATAAGTCAGCCATACGCAGAACCAGAAGCTGGCTTGTAGACCCAGAGCCCAAAGCATATCGCGCATATTATTTTCCGTGTTTGTCGGGGACTTTCTCACCCAGCTTGATGACGGCTCCTTGGAACCAGGAGCCGCAGTTACCGCAATGATAGCGGCGATACTTGCGCTTCCTGCTGACCGCAAACCCGCGGCGATGAATATGAGTGGACCGGCATGTTGGGCACCCTACTGCATCTTCGTAGATAGTAAGATCGGGGTGATTTGTCATGTAGGGTTTCAGCTTTTCGTAGACCCGTTCGAGTAGCACGATATCGCGGGCGTTGTATTCTTTCATCGTCTTCCATGCAGACTTTTCTCCACGCATACAGCGGGACCACAGATCGAACCCAGTGTGCGGCAGCTTGCGCCCGACCCCGAGGTATTGGCCCAGGTCGTTCAGCTTGTTGCTGTCAAACTGGAAGAACCGGCGTGCGGCTTTAAGAGTATCAATCGACTTGTAAGGAGACGGCGGTCGCAGGCCCTGGGTGATGAAGCGAGCATTGCTCTTACGGATATCAAATCTGTCACCATTGTGGGCGATGAGAACGTCCGCTTCATCAAAGAGATCGTGGAGGTCTTCGATGAGGTGCTTGTCATTCTCCTTGTCCTTTTTGAACAGCGGATAGTCGGGCAGCGCGTGAATGTGAATTTTGTCGCTCCCTTGCCACTTGTATGCAAAAGACAACATGTACCACGGGGTCTTCACGTCGATGATTGATGTTTCCCATAGCTTGCCCCAGAACCAGCCTAGGGATGGGGCAGTCTCGATATCGAAGAACGCGACTTTAGGCTGGCTCATTGGTTTTTTCTTTCAATAAGAGTGGCACCGCGGGGGTTACGTCTTTTTCAAACTTGAGCTTCGTATCTTCTCCTAGGTTAATAACAATAGAAAATTTCTCGCCGGGGTTTGAGGCTGCCTGGGCTTCGCTGCTATCCACGCCGGCCACTTTAGCGAGCAGCTTGCCAGCTTCAACTACTTTGCCGAGGTCTTCATCGTTCTTTACCATTCTCGCGGTTATGGTTGGCATGGCGTATTCAAACGACGCCGCGGCTTGGATTTTCAACCGGTCAGTAGTTGACTTGGCTGAATGCCATTCAATGGTGAGCTGTTCTAGGGCGCGCTTGAAAAATTCGTTCTCTTTAATCCTGCCATATTGCTCTTGGGTGATTTTGTGCGCGGCAAGCGTGGCCGGCAGTTCTCTGAGATTGAGGATCAGGTCGCGGGCAAGCGCGGCTAGGTCGGAAAGGTTTAGGCCATTGGACGATAACGTGGCCGGGAGCGCCGCCCGTATAACTTCGTCCAGGCGCTCGCTTTCGTCAATATGATCGATCATGGCCAAATCCGTACACCAGGTCGGTATTAAATGCAACATCGCAATTGTTAAGGCATTATTAGCGCGTTCCGGTTAGGTTCACGGTGCAATCCTTTTCAGCCGGACAAGGCATGAGCGACCTCGGACAAAGCGGCGTACTCCAAGTTATCCCACCGGCTGCGCTGGAGCAACAGCTCCAGGAGCGGGCTACGGCGTCCGCGCAGGACAATGCCCCTCCAGAGCCAGAAATACCCCAGTTAGCTGGCTATATCAAGGGTCAATTCGAGATAATGCGGAACCACCGGAACACGGCGTCCGGGTGGTCTGAGCGCCTATTGGTTGCCCTCCGCACGTTCAATGGCCAGTACGATGCCTCCAAATTGGCCGAAATTGCCAAGTTCGGCGGGTCACAGGTGTACGCCCGCCTGATCGCCCAAAAATGCCGTGCCGCCAGTTCGCTGCTCCGGGATATTTATTTAGGCCAGGACCAGCCCTGGTCTGTCAAGCCGCCGTCCGATCCCGTCGTGCCGCCGCAAATCATCCAGAGTATTGACCAGATGATGCAGTCCGAGCAGCAGCTCGTGCAGCAGCATAAGGGGCAGCCCCCGAACCCGGCCGACGTTAAGCAGCGCCGTGACGCGTTGGTAGAGGCGGCCAAGGACGCGGCCAAGAAAAAAGCGACCCAGCAGGCCCGAGATAGCGACGAAAAAATTGAAGGGCTGCTGCGCGATGGTGGCTTCTATCATGCTCTCGCGGAGTTCCTGGTAGACCTGCCGATATTCCCGTTCGCGTGCATAAAAGGCCCGGTTGTAAAGGTCGTTCCTGAGGTCGTGTGGCCGCCCAACGGAGGCGCTCCCACAGTCCAACAGAAGCCAAAGCTGACCTGGAACCGCGTGTCGCCGTTCGATTTGTGGTGGACACCGGGTGTCGCGGACATTGAAAATGCAAACACCATCGAAAAGCTACGTATCACCCGAGCCGAGATTAATGATCTGCTCGATTTGCCAGGGTATAATGAGGATGAAATCCGAGCTGTCTTGGATGAATATGGGCGTGGAGGCCTATACGATAACTGGGACACGACCGATGCAGAACGGGCAACTTTAGAGAGCCGCGAGAACCCGGCCTGGAACCGGTCCGGCATGCTCTCCATGATGGAGTTCAACGGCAATGTTCAGGGACGCGTTTTGCAAGAGTATGGTTTGGCTGTCCCGGACGAGTTACGGGACTACAATGTTCAAGCGTGGGTCATTGGCACGCATGTCATTAAGGCGCATTTGTCGCCATCCCCGCGACAGCGCCATCCGTACTTTATTACATCATTCGAGAAGGTGCCGGGTACCCCCATTGGTAACGGATTGACCGATTTGCTGACCGATCTACAGGAGGTGGCAAACGCCACTTTACGTAGTCTTGTCAATAACTTAAGCATAGCCTCGGGCCCGCAAGTCGTGATCAACGACGACCGCGTGTCGCCGGACGAGAACACTGATGATCTATATCCGTGGAAGCGCTGGCACGCGCGCAACGACCCGGTGGGTAATAATGCCCAGGTTCCTGTTTCGTTCTTTATGCCAACCTCGAACGCACAGCAGCTCCAGTCTGTGTTCGAGTTCTGCGTTGGCCTGGCCGATGACGTTTCGGCCATTCCGAAGTATGTTGGTGGGCAGGGTGCCGCCGGCGGCGCCGGCCGAACCGCATCCGGGCTGGCTATGCTCATGGGCAATGCCTCGAAGATTTTGCAGAGCGTGAGCGCTAATATTGACCGGGACGTGCTGGAGCCCGCGCTCCTGCAACTGTCCGACTTGATCATGTTGACCGATACAACCGGATTGCTGACCGGCGAGGAGAAGATTAGTGTCCAGGGCGTCAATGTTGCGATCCAACGCGAGACTTTGCGACAGCGCCAGATTGAGTTCTTGTCTGCCACGATCAACCCAGTTGATCAGAAGATCGTCGGGCTCAAGGGCCGCGCCAGTGTGCTGCGGTCAGTCTCTAGTACCATCGGATTGGACGGCGAGCAGATCGTGCCGAGTGAGCAAGAGATTGAGCAGATGGACGCTGCTGAGAAGCAGCAACAGGCCAGCGGCGGCGATATGACCCAACAGGTCGAGCAAGGTGTCCATAAGGGCGTCGAATTGGGCGTGCAGCGTATTGCGACCGAATTGACCGCCGGCGCGCTGGCCGCCCGCGCCCAGATGCCAGAAGGGCCGCCCGTGCATATTGGTACGCCTGAGGGCAACGGTGGCCAGGATGGGCAAACGAATAACCCAGGAATGGACTTGAACCGCGCCGCCGCGCAGGGCCAGGGAAATAGACCTGGACAGCCGGCCGGCCATGGGCTAGGCCCTCAATCGGCAACCTTGGTTGGCAACCAGCCCGGGCCCGGAGCTAAACCTATTTCCCCAGGTGTAGGGTAAGTCCTTATGAATGCTCACTTTTTAAGCGGGCTCCCGCGTAGCGGCAGCACGCTACTCGCTGCGATCCTCCAGCAGAACCCGTTTTTGCAAACGTCAATAATTTCGCCCATATATGGGATTGTCAATGCCGTGCAACGTGCGACCGCGGCTAACCAGGAAACGTCCGTGTTTGTAACCGATGCGGACCGCGCGAACATGATTACCGGTTTATTTTCTGCGTACTACCCGGAAGACCCAAGAATTACTGCGATAGACAGCAATCGCGCCTGGACCGGAAAATTGCCATTACTAGTCCAGTTGTTTCCAGATTGCCGCTTGATCTGTTGTGTGCGGCAGCCGGCGTGGATTATGGACAGCGTTGAAAAACTGTTACGTAAATATCCGTTACAAGTGAGCGGGTTGTTCAAATTTGACGCCAATATGAACGTATTTGATCGTGCTGATATGTTGGCGGCTTCTAACGGGATGATCGGGTATCCACTGAATTCATTGAAAGAGGCATACTACGGGCCCTATGCGGACCGTTTAATGTTGGTGGATTATGATGGGCTCGCTGCTAATCCCGCGCGTGTTATTAGCGCTATTTACGAATGGTTATCCCTCCCCGCGCTAAAACATGACTTCGACAACGTGCAGCCGATACCCGGGGCGTCTGAGTTCGACGCTAGACTTGGTACTCCTGGTCTCCACGCAGTAGGCAAGCGAGTTCGTAAAATCCCTCGGGAAACTTCCTTGCCGCCCGAACTATTTGCCCGGTTTGCTCCTCCCTTCTGGTTTAAGCCAAATGGCCGGTCGAAAGTTATCCTAGAGAATTAAGGAACGATCAACGAATTCTAGCGTACCGATATCACGCAGGCAGCCTCGAAGGGGTCATCTATGTCAACTATTCCCGCGGTCACCAATCCGGATCGAAACCAGATTGGCAATATTCTCGCCCAGGTCGTTGCCGCAGTTAATGCCGGTAACATTGGTGGCCCAACCGGTTTGACCGGTCCGACTGGCCCAACTGGTTCAGCAACAGGTTTTACGGGCCCGACAGGCCCTACCGGCGTCACTGGTCCAACCGGTTCGTTTGGCGGCCCGCAAGGTCCGGCCGGCGCGCAGGGTGCGACTGGTAACACTGGTCCGACGGGTCCGACGGGTGCAAACCCGGCTGGTCCGGCTGGCCCCGCCGGTGCCACTGGTCAGGCTGGTGGCCCGACTGGTCCGACTGGCACGACTGGCGCTACCGGCCCCGCCGGTAGCTCTGGCCCCACGGGCACCACGGGCACCACGACAGGGCCTACCGGTGCAACTGGTCAAGGTGTAACTGGTGCCACGGGTGCGACCGGTAACACTGGTCCGACCGGGACCACGGTGACATTGTTCATCCCGCCGCTCGCGGACCCGTATGTGGTCAACCAGGTGTGGAACAACAGTGGCGTACTGACTATCTCGAACGGGTAAAGGTTGAGCATGGCCAAGTATGTAAATCCGCTGACCCCGGCACCTAAGCCGCCGCAGTCGTATGATGACAACGAAATTCCAGCGGTGCTGGAGGAAGTCGTTGAGCTGATCAACAATGCCAACGTTTATGGCCCGGCCGGCGCAACCGGTTTGAAGGGTCCTACGGCAGCGGCCGCGGGTAGCTCGACAGGTCCAACTGGGATAATTGGTGCCGGCGCTCATGGCCCTTCACAGGGTCAAACTGGTCCGACGGGTTGTACAGGCCCACAGGGTCCCGGTCTCACTATTAATGCAAGCACTGGTGTTTCTGGTACCTCTCCTACAGGTCCATCAGGTACCACCCATACCGGCGCGACTGGTCCGACTGGCACGACAGGTCCATTTGTCGGATTGCCCGGTCTTTCACCAACTGGCTTTACCGGCCCTACTGGCATCACCGGCGCGACGGGCATTGGGCCGTTTGGTAAGACTGGTCCGACTTCGGCCACAGGCTCCACGGGCATCACCGGCGTCACCGGTCCCGCGGGCTACAACAAAAATCCGGCCACGTTTACAAAGTTCGTTGTGCTCAAGGTGGACCCGCATATTCTCGGTGCGGTATATCGCGTTCATGATCCTGGACCAACGGGCACGACCGGCGCTACTGGCTTCGGTTATGCCGGCATGACTGGCCCGCTCCGAATTTCCAACGGATAACAGTTGACACGAAATGAGCTATAGGCTAAAAACCTATAGCTCAAACCCCGATCCCCTTCGGAGTGTCAATGCCGTCTAGTCCAGAATATTCAAAGGCGTGGCGTAAACGTAATAAGGCACGTTGCGCGGAGTATTCACGCAAAAATCGTCCGCGGTACCAGCAATGGCGCGACGACAATAAGCTACGCATAAAAAATCTCAATCAGATTAGGTTATATGGCATCACGCTAGAACAGCGGGATGCTATTTTTATGTCCCAAAATTACAAATGCGCTGCGTGTGGTAGTGATGCGGCGGGCACGCGAAAGGGCTGGACTACAGATCACGACCACGATACCGGAAAAGTTAGGGGAATTTTATGCCAACCTTGTAATTTGATCGCTGGTCATGCGGTAGACAGCCCTAAGCACCTGCGGCTCGTTGCAGATTATCTGGAGAAGTACAAGTGAAATTAATGCTCAATTGTATTGTTAAGAACGAAGCTGACCGAATTGAGCGAATGCTCAAGAGTGTGGCCCCCCATATTGATAGCTATGCCATTGTTGACACAGGAAGCACCGATGACACCATACAAAAGATTGAAGGGTTCTTCGCCGCGGCATCAATTCCCGGCGAGATCACGCACGCTCCATTCGTTAACTTTGAGCAGGCCCGGAATGCCGCTCTCGCTCTCGCGCGAAAATCGCCGCTTTCTTGGGACTATCTGCTCCTGTGTGACGCGGATATGGAGCTGGTTGTCGAGGACAAAAATTTCAAAAAACAACTAGGCAGCGGCATGGCCTATAACGTCGTGCAGAAGGGTGGCACGCTGTCCTACCACAATGCGCGCTTCGTCAGCCGTGCTGCCACTGGAAACTATGTAGGTGTGACGCACGAATATCTTGACGTGACCACGGCTGGCGAGGTGCATGGAATTTACTTTCAAGATCATGCAGATGGCTCTAATCGCAAGAATAAGTCCGTACGAGATATTCGACTGTTGAAGGAAGCAATAAAGACGGACCCAAACAATGGTAGATCGTGGTTCTATCTTGCTCAGTCTTATAAGGATGCGGGCCAACCGGAGAAGGCTGCGAAGGCTTATCGCAAAAGGATTGAACTCGGGGGATGGGACGAGGAAATCTGGAATGCTAGCTTTAACCTCGCTAATACGCTCCGCGAGAGTGGAAATGATAGTGGCTTTGTGGCCGAAATGTTGGGGGCATACAATTTTCGTCCCAGTCGTGCGGAAACCCTCTATGCACTAGCTAACTACTACAGAACTAAAGGTATGAATTATGCCGCGCTCCTAGTTGCCGAAGAGGGGTTACGCATCAAGCGTCCCGGCGATCTGTTGTTTGTGAATGACTATGTCTACACCATTGGGCTGCGCGAAGAGTTCGCTATCGTAGCGTACTACGATAAGGCTCGCCGCGAGCGTGGGTTTGATATGTGCAACTATGTTGCACTGTCTAAGGACGCCAGCGATTTCTCCCGAGAGCAAGCGCGCGGCAATCTGTTTCATTATATCCGGCCCCTGTCTGAGAGAATGTCGTCATTCTCCACCCGCCGGATTGCGTTCACCCCGCCGGATGGATACACCGCGATGAACCCGTCTATAGCGGTGGCTAATGGACAAATTTGTGTGCTGGTGCGAACTGTCAACTACACGATGGACGAGCAAGGGCGGTACCTGATCAAAAGCACAAACGGCGAAGCGAACTCAACCAACCCGATCAACACCCGTAATTTTTTGGTATCATTGAAAGATAACTTTGAGGTCAATCAACACGCAGAGGTTAAGGCCCATTTGCCGAAGCCGGCATATGATCTGGTAACCGGGTTTGAAGACATGCGGTTGTTCAGCTGGAATAACAGCTGGTGGATTAACGCTTGTGTGCGGGAACAGAACCACGAGGGCTGGTGTGAGCAATGGTTGGCCAGGATTGACGTTGGCAAAACAAATGCCCCCGGAACGTTTGTTACCTGCGCCACACTCACCGATGCTCGGGCCATGCTGCCGGCGCACCGCCAGCACGAGAAGAACTGGATGCCGTGGGTTGACGGCAATGATTTAGAGTTTGCTTATCGTCTGGGTGTCACTGTGCGCCCTAACGGTGTTGAAAAATCGCGCACGCCCATCAACATTGCGGCTGACGCGATCAGTGGAAGTTCACAGGTGATCCCATTTAAGTGCGGCTTCCTGTCAGTCGTGCATGAGGCCCGCGTGCATCCACACAACGGCAAGCGCTACTATCAGCACCGGTTCGTGTGGTACGACAAGTCAAAGACAGTTCAGCGGATCACCAAGCCGTTCTACTTTCACGATAAAGTGATCGAGTTTGTGGCCGGGCTCGCGTGGCACCCGAACGGTCAGAGCATCATGATTTCGTACGGCCGCGAGGACAAGGAAGCCTGGATTGCGACCGTGGACGCCAACGAGCTATCGGAGTTTATCTGGCATGACTAGAATTCGCGTCGTCACCGGCTTTGTACCCATCGAAGGGCATCCCCGCCCAATGTCCGAGTACAGTGAGTTGGGTAAGGGGCTGCGCGCTATCCGCGCGCCGTTCAAGGCGTTCTACAACACGGTTGAAGACTGTTGGCTGTACAAGGACTTGCAGAAGGCCGGCGCTTTTCATTTGACGCACTCTATGGGGGACAACCCGGCCAAGAACACACTTGCCTACCATATCGTTCAGCACCAGAAGACGGCGTGGCTGGGCGCGGCGTCCCTCGTAGACCCGAGCGCCACAACCTTCGTGTGGATTGACTACGGCATCCTGCACGTACCGGGCGTGACCGTGGACGTGATCAACAACTTCCTCGGGCAGGTGAAAGACGACGATTTTGCCATCCCGGGATGCTGGGGTCCTGATCGGCCGTCCGACGACAGCAATCCGTCCTGGCGGTTCTGCGGGGGCTTGATGGTCGTGCCCCGCAAGTACCTGCGCCGGTTCTCCAACGAGTTCATGGACCGCACTATGCGGAACATCAACCTCAAGCGAAACGTGACCTGGGAAGTGAACGACCTGGCGCGCGTGGAGAAGTATGGCAGCCTGCCGATCCGCTGGTACCAGGCGGACCACAATGAAACGATGTTCACCAACTACGCGAGGGCATGATGATCGTCAAAGCCGTCACGGCCTACGTGCCGCTCGAAGTGAAGCACCTGACGCGCCAGCAATACACGGCGCTCGGGAATGGTCTTGTTTCGGCGCTCGGGGACAAGATCAAGGTGTTCTACGATTATCCGCTAGAGGATTGCTGGCTGTATAGGTACATGAAAGAGCATGTTATGCCTGACTTGCCGCCGGCAACGGAGGTACCGTCTGACAGGTACGCCACGCCGCGGCATATGGTCTTGTCCAACATTGTGCAACACCAGCGCACCGCGTGGGCCATGATAGCCGCCGCTGCGGACCCGCGGGTAGACGTATGGGTGTGGCTCGACTACGGCGTGCTCAAGCAGGGCGCGTGGACTGGTAAGCCGGTGACCGAGGAGATCATTGCCACATTCATAAGCCGCATCGAAGCCATGGAGAGAATGAACTACATTCCGTTCCCCGGTATCTGGGAGAAAGGTGTGCCATCCGACACCGGTGCAAACTGGCGGTTTGTTGGATCGACCCACATATGGCCGTCAAGATACCTGCCGGCCATTGATCGTTCATACAATTGGGAGTGCAGGAGATTTATTCAACGTACCAGCACGGTTCCTATTGACTTGCCAATCTGGGCCTATACAGAGTTGAACTCTGGTCTCCCGTTTAGGCAATATGCCGCCAACCACGATGCCACTCAATTCACAGGATTTGTCCCATGACCCCACTGTGCGAGCTAGCTAAGAAACACGCTACGGATAAAGGCGGCGATCATTATCTCGCCGGCGACACCTGCCACACATACACGGTGGCGTACTGGGACCTGTTCAAGGATAAGCAGGAGAGCATTTTGCGCCTGCTGGAGATTGGAATTAACTACGGCTCCAGCCTGCGAATGTGGGAGGAGTTCTTTCCGAACGCTGACGTGTACGGGTTGGACAGCAACTATTCCTGCCTGGTTAACGCGGGTCGCATTCATAGTCTGGGATGCGACCAGAACAATCCGGCCCAGTTGCGCCAGTCCCTGGAGAAGTGGGAGAACCCGCTGTTCGACGTTATCATTGACGACGGCTCGCACGAACTGGAGCATCAGATCACGTCTGCAAAGACCCTCCTGCCGTTTCTCAAGACTGGTGGGGTCTACATCATTGAAGACGTGACGCTGGACTGTCAGCCCGAGAGCGTGATGGATCACGTCCCCATGCCGCCGGGCTATCGGTGGGAAGCCATCGCGTGCCCGAATGGCCTGGGCAAGGCTCATTGCTGGGACGAGTGTGACAAGTGCCACGGTACGATGCCCGAATTCTTGATCGTGATCCATCGTGAGTAGGATATTCATCACTGGGGTGGCTGGGTTTTTAGGCAGCCACCTCGCAGACGTAATGCTGGCTGACGGACACGAGGTTGTCGGGATCGACAACATGATCGGCGGTGAGTTGGATAATGTCCCGGCTGGTGTAGAGTTTCACCAGATCGACTGCAACGACTTCTCCGACGTGAAGGAAAGGATACGAGGATGCGACATAGTGTATCATTGCGCGGCGACAGCGTACGAAGGCTTGAGCGTGTTCTCACCGCATGTTGTGACACAGAATATAGTCGGGGCGAGTGTATCCGTAATTTCCGCCGCCATATCGAATTCTGTGAAGCGTATAGTGATCTGTTCGTCTATGGCGCGTTACGGGGGAACCCAAATGCCGCCGTTTATCGAGAGCATGCGGTGCAGGCCGCAAGACCCGTACGGGATCGGAAAGCTGGCCGTAGAGCAGTTTTTAAGAAACCTGTGCGAAACGCACGGCGTTGAGTATGTCATTGCGGTACCCCACAACATAATTGGGCCCCGCCAAAAGTATGATGACCCGTACCGCAACGTAGCCTCGATTATGATGAACCTCATGATGCAGGGGCGGCAGCCTGTAATCTATGGCGATGGCACCCAAGAGCGATGCTTCTCCTACATTGACGATTGCTTGTTCTGTCTCAAGGCAATGGCGTTCCAGGAAAACGTGGTTGGCGAGGTGATCAATATTGGGCCCGACGAGGGTGTGGTGACAATCAACGAGTTGGCCCAGACGATTGCAAATCTAGTCCGGTTCAAGTTGGTTCCTGTCTACATGCCAGGTCGCCCGCAAGAAGTTAAATACGCGCACTGTTCGTCGTATAAGGCCCGCCGGCTCCTGGGCTATGAAACCAAGACTTCCTTAACCAAGGGTCTTTTGAACATGGTGGAAGCAATTGACGTGCGCGGGTATCGACCATTCAAGTATCACTTGGACTTAGAGATTATCTCGGACAAGACCCCCCGGACGTGGAAAGACCGCCTCTTTTAACAGCTTATTAGTTTTTCAGGGGTTATCCTCTCGGAGACAGTTTCATCCAGCGGGAGAGATACCATGTCCGTCGATACCCAGAAGAAAGAGAAGCAGCATAACGTCGAGTTCGCCAAGGGTGGCAACACCCATATGTTTGGCGCGCAGAAGGTTGGCGCCCAAAAGTCGGGCGTGACCGAGACCGACGCCGGCGCTGGCTCTGGCGAGAAGTTTGCCAGCGGCGGCAAGACCAAGATGCACGGCTTTGCCGGCGCGCAGGCGGCTACGGCGGGCATTACGGGAGCCCGCTAATGCCGAGCGTTCGTATGGGGAAAACGGCGGTACGGGGCCCAACGGCCCAGTCCCGACCCTCTTTTGTTCTGGGGTCTCGCCCGCCCAGTTTACGGGCCCAGCCCCCGGGATCGTTAACCATTAAGCCCCAGCCGGGCAGCACGACCCAGTACGGCAAGCAGGCAGGACAGCCCAACTTCGGTAAACAGCCAACGCCGCCTCCTTTCGGCTTCGGCAATACCGCGCTAACGGGAGAGAGCTGATGTTCAAGAAACACATGACCCCGCTAGGTAAGGGTGGCCAGATGGTCAAGAACGCTGGCAAAGGTGCCAGCGAGCAGCAACTGCCGTCGCGCAGCGCTATGCAGACCTTAACTTCTGGCGACCCAGCCGCGCGCACCATGCAAGACTACGCCAAAGCGACGCCGACCATCGGCGCCCCGACGGCTCCCGGTGATTATGGTGGTGGCGGCAGTTACGGAGGCGGCAACTAACAAATGTCCTTACCCCCCAAGGACTTAACAGAAACAGCACTACGGCTACGAAATTCCAACCCCGAGGGGTGGGACAATTTTGTGGCTTCATTTGCTGCCTATACCGACCATGTCGTTCTCGATGTAACCGCGGCCGGGTCGGACAACGTCTTGGTTTTGCAGGGGCAAGCGCGGCAATGCCTGCACCTGCTGCGTGTTTTTAGAGAGTGCGACAAACAGAAGCCCAAACCGCCCGTACCGCAATAGCCGTACGCGCCTAGGAGAATGTCATGCCTATCGAAGTCGAACGTAACGCCACGCCTGCCCCCATCGCCCCCGAAGATACCAGCGTTTTAATCCCAAAATCGGTCAAAGAGGCTGCCGCTAAGGCGGAAGCTTATTACAAGACCGAGCCGACCGCGGAGGAAGTGGCCGCGGCCGCTGCCGAAGCCGCGCGCACCGCGGAGGCCGAAGCGGCCGCCGACGAGGTTAAACCCAAGCCTATTCGGGCTAAAAAGCCAGCAAAACCAGAGGGTTCCGCGTCTGTGGAACCGGTCAAACAACCGGACATTCAGGCTGACCAGCAGCTAGCTGAGGGTGATAACTGGGAGCACCGGTATCGGTCCATGAAGGGCCGTTATGATGCAGCGCAGCAAACCATTGGCTCCATGCAGGAGCAAATGTCCCAGCTCGGGGACGAGCTGATGCGGACCCAGACGCTCTTACAGGGTCGTCAACCGCAGCAACAGCAGCGCCAGCAGTCGCCGGCGCCGGCCGCCAAGCTGATCACCCAGGAGGACGAGCAGGCTTTTGGGTCAGAACTCATTGACCTCGCGCGCCGCGCGGCCCAGGAAACCGTGGGTCCTGAGCTGGATGCGCTCAAGAACCAGAACGCCAGGCTAACCCAGCAAGCCCGCCAAGACGCCAAAATGCGGGTTGGACAGCTGTTGGATAGGGATATTCCTAACTGGCGAGAAATAAATGCTGATCCTCGCTTTTTAAATTGGCTCCGTTTACGGGACGTTTACTCGGGTCAGGTTAGAAAGGCGATGTTGGATGCAGCGTACCAGGCGGCGAACGGCCCCCAGGTCAAAGCATTCTTCGATGGCTTCATCAGAGATGAAGCAGTCACGGGCAATGAGGATTTAGCCCCGCAGCCAGAGCGGCAGTCGGAAACACCGGCCGCCCCTCAGAGACAAGCAGCGGTCCCGCTATCATCACTCGCAGCTCCTGGCAGGGCGAAGCCGGCCCCTGGTGCTACACTGGGACCCGCGGACAAGCCAACTTTCACTCGCGCCCAAATTGCGAAGTTCTATTCCCAGCCGGTACGACAATCTTATGTCGGACGTGAGAAAGAACGTACAGCAGATGAAGCACTCATTTTTGCTGCACAACGAGAAGGGCGTGTCCGCTAATCCGGGGGCATAAGTCACGTTAAGGACGTGCTGGCCCCTACCAACAGGGGGCCTCTATGCCTATTCCGAGTTCAGGTTTTCCCGGCGCAACCGCAGGCACTACGCCCGCGATTTATCCGGTAGGTTCTTCGGGCAACAACCTCCAGGCTACGGGATTTATCCCGGAAATCTGGTCGGGTAAGCTCATCGAAAAGTTCTATGCCAGCACCGTGCTGGCCGCGATCTCGAACACCGATTACGAGGGCGAGATCAAGAACAAGGGCGACCGCGTCAAAATCCGCACGAAGCCCACGATCTCGATCCACAACTACGATGCTGACGGCTTGCTGGGCCTCGACCGCCCGACTGCCGGCACTGTCGAGTTGTATATCGGCAACGGCAAGTACTTCTCGCTGATCCTGGACGACGTGATGGAAATTCAGAGCGATCTGAACGTTCTGTCAATGTGGTCCGACGACGCAGCGCAGCAGCTGAAAATCACCGTGGACCAGGACGTTCTCGGTGGCATCTATGGCGGCATGGCTGCTCAAAACCAGGGTACTACGGCCGGTGTCATCACCGCGTCGCTGAACCTGGGCATCCAAGGCTCTCCGCTCACCGTGGTTTCCAAGAACCCGACGGGCGGCCAGATCGAACTCTTGGACGTTCTGATGCGTATGGGACAGGTCCTGGACGAGCAGAATATCCCGGAAGTCGGCCGCTGGGTCGTGTTGCCGGCTTGGGCCGGTCGCCAGATCAAGCAGTCGGAACTGCGCCAGGCTTATCTGTCTGGTGACAGCGTCTCGATGCTGCGAAATGGCCGGTTGGGCATGATCGACCGGTTCACGTTGTACATCAGCAACTTGCTGCCGAACAACACCAGTCAGCCGGCGAACTTCAACTCTGGCGAATGGCCGATCTACGCGGGCCACGCGCACGGACTGACTTTTGCCAGCCAGATCAGCAAGGTCGAAACCTTGCGGTCCGAGCTGACCTTCGGTCAAATCTTGCGCGGCTTGCAGGTCTACGGTTATCAGATCGTGGACGGCAAAGCGCTGGTTCAGGCTCAGGTCACTCCGGGCAACTAATAGCCCTGAGTAAGCACTAAATAAGGGCCCGGGGTAATTCCCGGGCCTTTCGTTATTCAATCGTTAACTCAAAAACAGTATGGTGCGGAGACAACCTTGGGGGTTTTCCGTGGCTGACAGAGATAGCAATCAATCCCAGGCGCTGGATACGGTTCAGGACTATATCACAGAAGCGCGGATACTCCTGCAAGATATTATAAGTCCGCCTCGATATGAGGACACGTCGCTATTGTCGGCGCTCAATCTCATGTTGTTGGAAGCGCGCCGCATTCGTGCTGACCTGTTTATAGGGAAGCACGGTACGAGGGTTCCATACTTCGCCACCGTAGACGACACGCAAGTGGACATTGAGCCGGCGTTTCGGCTCGCTTTCTTGTATGGCATGGTAGGCCACGCGCTCCAGCGCGATCAGGAAGATATCGAGGATCAACGGGCATCTGCGTTTTTGGGCGCGTTCAATTCAATTTTGAACGGACAAGCCGCTTCGACCATGATCACGCCCCCGGCCGGCGGCGCTCCTAGGAGGGCTGCGTAATGGCTATTAACAACGAGGATATGACCCGACTGATGAACCAGGCGCGTATCAAGTTGATTGGCGCGTCTGATGCCGGCATCAAGAATGAACTGTTTGAAGTCTTCACCGAGTTCTTCGATATTTCGTCTTGCTGGACTGAGCAAGTTGATATTGATGCGTTGGCCAATCAAGCGGACTATGACATATCGGTTAGCGAAGGACAGGTTATTCGCCTGGGCGGCGCTGCGGCCAGCTCGCTGTATTCTACTTCGGCTGCACTCGAAGCAGCCGAGGCGCTCAACAACGGACAGTCATTGGGCTTTCACCCGCAGACTGCCTTCATGCCGGACTTTGGCACGTTGCATCTGATCAATCCGCCTAGTTCTCCGCAGGCCATGCGCGTCACGGTAATCAAGAACGTTGTCTTACCGACCACGCGCGACGCGGTGCCTATTGCTCCGGTCTGGGTCTTGCCGGTTTACAGCCGATACATCTTGGCTGGTGTTTTGGGGAATATGATGAACCACCCCCAAAAGAGTTATTCAAGTGACACTTTGGGTACATATAATTTGAAACGGTTCCAGGAAGGTATCTCGCGCGCCCGTGTTGCGGCTATGCGGGGCAACACGTTTGGCGCCCAGGCTTGGTCGTTTCCGCAAGGGTTCAAAACGCGAAGCCAAAAGAGTTTCACGAGTATGGGTAGCGGTGGGGCATAAACATGGCACAGACTTCTGCGCGCGTTGATATGGAAATTACGAACAATGCTACCTGGAATGATGCGATCATTTTCGGTGTAGCGGGTGATACGTCGTGGAATTTTTCCGGACAGAACTTTCGCCTAGATGTAAAGGGAAATAAGGATCAGCCGGCGGCGCTGCTCACAATATCGACAGGCCTCGCCACTATCGTCGTTGACGATATCAATCAACGTATTCTCCACTTCAATGTGCAGGATACCGTGATAGCCGCGGCGCTCGTGCCGGGGGATTATGTCTATGATCTTGTCATGTATGACTTTTCCGCTCCACCTATTCGAGTTCAGCTCATGAGTGGAAAACTCAAGGTTATCCAGGGCATAACGGGGAATTAAGCCATGACGGTTACTCGCATTGGCATCGGAGCCCCGGCCGACGTTATCCCCGTTGCCGTGGTTACGCATAATGTACCTTCGCCGGTATCCGCGATGCCTGTTGTTGTGGTGAATGGTCCTTCTGGTGCAACAGGACCCGCGGGCGGCCCAACTGGTTCAACAGGTCCAACCGGACGTACTGGGCCGACTGGAATATCGCCTACTGGCGCTACAGGGCCGACGGGTGTAACTGGTTATGCTGATACGGGCCCAACTGGTCCCACGGGGAAAACCGGTCCTCCTGGTAATGTGGGAAGCACTGGCGCAGTCAGCACCGTGCCCGGGCCAACTGGTTCTTCGGGGCCAACTGGTTTGCCAGGTACCGCTAGCGGCACTGGCGCGACGGGGCCAACAGGCATCACCGGGCCAACTGGGATAACCGGCTCAGCCGGCGTGGCTACAAACACTGGTGCGACTGGTCCTACAGGTGTGCAAGGGAACGCCGGGGTAACGGGTAATACCGGGCCTATCAGCACCGCGGCTAGCACAGTAACGGGCCCTACCGGGAATACGGGCCCAACAGGATTACAGGGGGCGCCTAGCACTGTCACTGGGCCGACGGGTATCCCTGGTCTAGCTACTTCTACTGGTGCCACCGGCCCAACCGGCGTGCCGTCCATCCCGCAGAACTCGCAGAGCGTAAATTACACTACCGTGCTGTCTGATGCCGAGGGCCATATATTTCATCCTAGCTCCGACACCACGGCGCGGACTTGGACAATCGCTGCGAACTCCAGTGTGGCTTATCCTATTGGTACGGCGATCACGTTTGTGAACCAAACGCTCGCTGGCGTTCTAACGATAAACTGCGCCGATACTATGTATTTTGCCGGATCACCAACCACTTCTGGCGGAAGAACATTGACCGCGATTGGTATCGCTACGGCCCTCAAAGTGGCTTCAACGGTGTGGATTATTACAGGGACGAACTTGACCTAATGGCCATGCAGCAAACATTGTTTGAAAAGGGTGTCAAGGTAGTTCCTGGCACGCAAACCTTTACGCCAGGATCAGGAAATTTTACCGTTCCCTTGTTCAATACGTTCACGATTGAAGTCTGGGGCGCCGGTGGTGGCGGCGGCGGATTTTCTACTCTTGCACCCTATGCTCCGATCAATGGTACCGCCGGTGGTGGTTCTTCTATTGGGTCCTTATCGGCCGGCGGCGGCGGTGGACCAAACGGACAAACAGGGGGCAGCAGTGGTGGCGCAAGCGGCGGAACTACTAATACAGCTGGTGCCGCTGGTGGTACTGCTTCCGGTACTCACGGTGTTACCGGAACATTTGTTAGCGGCGGCGGTGGTGCCGGTGCCAATGGCGGCGGCGGTGGCGGCGCGCAAACGGCAACGATTGGGCAATCATGGTCGGGTACTGGTGGCACTGTGCCTGGTGGCGGCGGCTCTGGGGCTGCTTACAATTTTAGCTTTAGCAGCGGCGGCGGCGGTAGTGCCGGCGGCGGCGGTGGCGGTGGTTATTCCATAAGGACATATGCGGCCGGTGGCGCATTGGCATACCAAGATGTTTTATCATACACAGTGGGCAGTCCCGGCAGTGGAGCCGGGGCTTATCTCTCTGGCGGCAACGGCGCTAATGGTATAATTAAATTAACGTGGACTTGAGCTATGAGCAACGATAACATGTATAAATACCCCGGCACAGAGCACTATTCTCTGTTGCCGGACGGAATTATAGACCCCGGTGCGGTCTCAACAGACGAAGTCATTCGGATTTCGGGCAACGATCAGGTGATTTTTGCCAAGACCGTGGTCGAGGAACCAATCAGAGTAGCGTATTCAAAAGACGGCTACGACATACGTGTGCTGCCAAGAGATAGGACTGTGTGATGCTGCTGGCGTCTAAACGGGTATTGGTTGCGGACCGCAAGCGGTTCGAAATCGACTACCGTGACTGGTTGGGCAAGGGCGAAAGCTTGACCAGCGTTGCGTGTACCGTTGACAGCGGCACGGCTATTGTTGACACGATCACGCTCGATCCGAACAAACTGTCTGCTTGGTTCTACGCGTACAACTGGACGCTGGGCGACCGGTTCAACATTGTCGTCACGGCCACGACTAATTTCTCCCAGGTGCGAAATGACCGGATCAACTTATTCGTGGAGACAGATGGTGGCCCGGTATTTTTGTCAGCTAATCAGTCGCTCATGCTGTCTATTGTTGGTCCTCCTGGTCCGACTGGTGCTGGCGGTCCGGGCCCTACGGGCTCGACGGGAATAACTGGTCCTGGTGGTTTTGCATCAAATACCGGTGCAACTGGCACCTCGGGCCCGACTGGTAACACTGGCCCGGTAGGCGCGGCGAGCGTCGTGACTGGCCCGACCGGCAATACCGGCGCGGTCGGTGCGGCAAGCACAGTTACTGGGCCAACCGGGGTCAGTGGCGCTGGCCCGACTGGCAACACTGGGCCAACCGGTGCGGTGAGTACAGTTACTGGCCCGACTGGGATCAGCGGCGTGACTGGCCCAACCGGCAATACCGGCGCGGCTAGCACTATCACTGGGCCAACCGGGGTCAGTGGCGCTGGTCCGACCGGCAACACTGGGCCAACCGGTGCGGTGAGTACAGTTACTGGCCCGACTGGGATCAGCGGCGTGACTGGCCCAACCGGCAATACCGGCGCGGTAGGCGCGGCGAGCACAGTTACTGGCCCAACTGGCAATACCGGCAATACTGGCGCGGTAGGCGCGGCGAGCACAGTTACTGGCCCAACTGGCAATACCGGCAATACTGGCGCGGTAGGCGCTGCGAGCGTCGTGACTGGCCCAACCGGCAATACTGGCGCGGTAGGCGCGGCGAGCGTCGTGACTGGCCCGACCGGCAATACTGGCGCGGTAGGCGCGGCGAGCGTCGTGACTGGCCCGACCGGCAATACCGGCGCGGTCGGTGCGGCAAGCACAGTTACTGGGCCAACCGGGGTCAGTGGCGCTGGCCCGACTGGCAACACTGGGCCAACCGG